CGAGCAGGAACCCCTTGAAACCCTCTCCTGCACCCATCATGTAAGCAATCAGCGCACCCACACCGCCAATGACGAGGCCGAAGCCACCAAGAACAGCACCCACCGTTCCTTTCAACGCGACGGTGGTGCCTGTGGCAAGAGCCGTGAAGACGGTCTTCAACATCATGACCGTTCCAATGAAAGTCAAGAATGTGCCGATGCCGACGAGTATGGCACCGACCTTGTTGTCAAATTCGTTTTTGAACACGCGCGCGGCACCAGCCGCCAGCACGAGACCACCAGTCAAAATGGCGAACTTTCCACCAGCAACAAGCGAAGCCGCACCTGCCGCGAGCATAGCCGCGGCCAACACATCAAACCCTGTCGCCAGTCCACCTTCGTCTCCTTCGCCTGTTATGACCAACAGCAACCCTTGCATCGCATCGTGTAGTGGGCCGAGGCTTTCCGTCATGCTAAGAACAGGACTTTTTGCACCCTCAAAGGCAATGGACAGCGTAGCAAGCGCAAAGCCGATGATGAGAAAGACGCTCAACAACGCGAACAATTTCGTGGCGAAGCGCGTGAGAATGTTGTTGGATTGGTTCATAATTTTGTTGTTCAACTTGGAGATTGAACCGAAGTAAATCATCCCCGCGGTCACCTTTTGCATGATGGTCATTTTCTTCTTGGTCTTTTGATACGACGCTTCATCCATCGTGCTATGCTGACCCGTCACCTTTGTCACATTGCTAAGGGCTTTCGCGTAGCCTTTGAAGGTGTCAAACATACCCTTGATGGGGTGGTTCTTGACTGCTACTTTCAACTTTCCAACCTGCTTCTCAAACAGCCCCATCCGCTTTGACGCGTTGAGCGATGTTTCAGCAGTTCGCTCAAGAATCAACTCAATGGTTTCCAAGCGTTGATTGACTGCGTCAAGGTCTTCTGCCATGTTCACCAACCCTCGCTAAATGGCATCACGCCGTGTGTTGATGCTACGCGCGTCTTGTTCTTTGCTCCATCGGTCGCCTTCTCTATTTCGTCGGCCTTGATACGCTCCGCCGCGTTTGCCCAAATGAAGGATTTTTCAAACGCGTCTTTGCTCATGTCCCATACCTCTTGCATGCTCAATCCGTAGTGTTTGGCGACGAAATATGCCGCCGCGTCAAACCCTTTCTCAAGGTCTGCGGACGGCTTTTTGAGGAACTGATAGGCATCCTCTATTCGGTCGCCCCATCCGCTAAAGGGTCAGCCATCAAGTCCTGCGGTTGCGGTAGCAACGCGATGATTTGATTCGCGATAAATGGTCGCAATGACAACATCTGCGGAATGGTGAGGCGCGGCTCGGTCTTTTCAATCGCCTCGGCGAACATGTATTTCCAGTAGGCCGCGAGGTCAATGTCAACCCCACCATCAGCACTCAAAGTCACGAAGGACTTGATGGCTTGTTGGAGTTGCATGAAGGAGAGTTCCTTCACCCACACCTTGACGACCAACTCGTCGTCTTGTTCGTCTGCTTGTATTTCGTGTTCAGTCGCCGTTGAGTTCACCAACAGGCGGCTCGCTTCCGCTATTTTCGTCATCGTTCTCACTTACTCCCTCGTCGCTTGCCGCGGCTTCTTCGGAAGGAGCGGCTTCGTCCACTTCAACTGCCTCGGATGAGGGGGTATCGGCTTCCATAAGGCGAGCAATGAGGTCCGCCTTTGCACCAGTAACCGGCAGTCCTCGCGCCCGTAGCAGGGCTTTGAGTTCGTCAACGGTCATGGACTCGTAATCGGGTTCAGCAACTTCAACGGGTTGTTCTTCCGTCTGTTGCTCTTCGGGGAATGGGTTGCCGTCGCTCTTGGCGGCTTCGGGATTGAACACTTCTTCAACGGGTTCAGCAATGAATGCACCTTCTGCAACCGCGCGAATACGCAACGGTCGTTCACTTCCAATGTGCATGTCGGGCTTCATCAGCATCCCGCCTTTTCACAAGTGGTTCCTTTCTCTTCGCAGTCGGAACACGCTTTGCAACCGCGGCAACCTTTGCACTCCTTGCCCTTGCACATGTTCTCTTTCAGTAGCGTTCCCCAACTCTCTCTAAATGCGTTCATTTTGTTCACCTCACATGTGCAGGAAAGCATCGTGCGAAATCACGCGCACATGCTTTGGCATAATTTTCAATTCGCTCTTGATGACACCCTTGTCTTCGGGGATGGGGAGGGGAGCCTCGGTGATGATGTAGTCGTCAATGACGATGATGACTTGCTCGCGGTTCGTGCCTGCGCCAGCCTTCGTGAGTGTTAGTGTGATGGGTTCGGTGGAGTCGTGCGTTCGGTTGGTGCGGAACTCGTGCCAAATGAGCGGGTCCGACGCAATGACCGTCATGGACAACTCGTATTCCATCGTCTTCTCAATGATGAGATTTGCGTTGCGCGAGCCGCCGAAGGGAATCTGCTCAAGCGAGTCACCCGCCGTGTTGCGGTCTTCGGCTTGGCTGTTGCCGCGAATCGTGTAGATGGTTTCGGTGTTGTTGTTGCCGCTCAAGGAGAAGTTGGTGACCTGCGCGATGTTCACGCCAAACGAACTGATTTGCCCGTTGTAGAAGAAGAACGGCTTCTCGGTGTTGGGCGCAATGCCAGCCTTCTTGCGATTGACTGGGGTGTTCCCGGTGTTCTCAAACATGCGGTGCGCGGTGTAACGGTCGCCTTTGTTGGAGTTCTCAAGACGACCCGTGTCGGTGTAGCAGTAGAGCGCGTCAAAGTTGATGGTCAATTTGACTTCTGCATCTGCGTCAGCCGCGAGTGAGAAATCCTTCACTTTGCATCCTTTCCAAACGCGCGTGAGTTGTTTGCTGTCCGATGCGGAGCCGGGTGCGGCTTCGTTTGCCAATGCATCCGTTGAGTTGGCGTTGAACGAGCCAACATTTCGGTTGCGAATGCTGGCCTCAAGAGCAAAGGTAGGAAGGGATGCGCCGGAGAAGAGCAGTCGTGATTGTCGGTTGATGATGTTTCCAAAGGTTGCTGATGCGGTGTCAAAGTGCGGAGAGCCGTTGGTTGTGTTTGTCGCCTCATACTTCAAACGCTTGATGGTGTAGTTGGCAAGCGCGTGTCCGAAGTGAAACGGCTCGTCAACATGGATTCTGCGCTCGGTCTTCGTTTCGTCAACATATAGCACTTGACGGATTTCGTTTCGCTCGGCGTTCTCCATTGTGGTTCCTGTTCCGTCCGCACCCCACTTCTTTGAACTGGCGGCAGGCTGGTCACGAGGAAAATCAACTGCTGTGCCGTCCGCGATGATGATGTAGTCGCCGGGAACAGGCTTGTTTGACATCGTGCCTGTGAAAGCAACATAGGTGTCGCCAGCGGCGATGTCCTTCTTGGTGTGGCCGCTGGGGTCGGTCATCAGCGTGCTGGGAACATCAATGACCTCGCGACCGAGCGAGTAGTAAAGCCAACGCGCGCTGTTCATCATGAGTTCCATTGAGCCGCCGTCGTTGGCAAAACGCTGTGGTTCTTGGATGACAACATCGCGACCAACGCCGACGATGTGAGAACGGCGCACTTCCACCTTCGTTTCGGGAAGAGCAACGGTAGCCGCGAGACCGATGAACTGGTCAGTCAGCACCGACTCGTCAGCAGAAACAGCGTTGGCGTGAAAGGTCATGCCGGTGTCAATTGTGGGCGTGCCGACGGTTTGGATGACCAATTCGTCGCCAGCGTTTGAAGAGGTAGCCAACGCTTCTTTCAAATCGCGGTCAAGGATGATGGTTGTTCCTCGGTTTGCAACGATGGTGTAGGTGTTGCCCGTCGTCGCATAGTCGTCAAGGTTGAATGAAGCACCGCCGATGATGCGCAATTCGGACCCGACGAGCATGTTCTTCGGGTATCGCAGGTTGCTTGAAGAGTCAAAGAAACCTGCGCTCGCGCCGCTAAAGTTCAACTTGTTCCGGTCGCTACCGTCAACAGCAAATTGCAATCCGCCAAATGAACCATGCGCGAGTGTGATGCCACATTCTTTGCCGAATGTGACTTCGGATAAGTCGCCCTTGTAAACCGATGATACCATTTTTTAGCCCCGCCTTGTCTCACGCGATGAGTTCCGAGAATATAACGATTTCAACTTGGAAGGTCATCCTGTGAAGTCGTTTCGTCCTGTCGGACAAATCTGTCCGCATTTTGTAAAGCAAGCGGTCAAAATTCTCGGCATCGCCCTTTCGCTTGCTGTGGACCACGCGACGAATTTCATCCTCCATTTTCATGAGGTGCTTTCGTCCGTTCATGGTGCGCGCGTCAACGGTGATGTTAATGCGCGTGTGAACAAAATCATAGAACACTTCGGGTTGCTCTTCGTTGTGAACCGTTTCGTAGAGGTAGATGGCGTCTTTGTTGGTGAGGTCAAACCGCTTACCGCGACCAGCCTCAACCGTCGTGATGTCCTCAATGATGGGCGTTCGCTGATTCGTGTTGCCGCGATTCCATCCTTTGGTGAGAATGTCCTTGATGAGTTCAACGGATTCAAGAGCCAAGCAAGTCCCTCCCGATAGATGATTGAGCGCGGGCTTGCCTTTTAGCCATGTTGATGATGGTTTGATAGTCCGGGTGCTTCTCGTCCATGACCTTCCCGCTCGCGTCAATCAGTTGACCTTCTGCGTTGACAGCCGCTCCGTATGCGCTCGCGTTGGCGTCAAGGAACATACGCCCCTTGCTGGTAAACACGCTGTTTTCGCGCGCCTCCATAACCGTCTCACGAACGGCCTCCGCGAGTGCTTTGTTGACTGCTTCCTGCATCACAACACCGTCATAACTTCCGTGTAGCGCGGCAGGGCTTCTGCTACCTGTGCTTTGAACAACTGATACTTGCTCCCCAAGTCCACATTCTGCGTGCCTTCGGGCAACAGCACGCTTCGGTCGTCGGAGAGGATGAGGTCCATCGCGACCAACTTCGTGCAGATGTCCTCAATGGCCTTCTCCACATACCGCTCTCCGTAAACATAGGAGACCTTGACAGCGTTCCATGAGAAGTAGGGGTAGGAGTTGTTGAAGTAAATGACACCCATGTCGTAGTCAGCCCACCAATCACGAAGACGCGCTTCGTCACCTGTTGTCGTGCCGACATAGTCAATTTTGAATTTCTTTTGGAGGATGGTCGCACCGTTGGTCGCCGCCGCGCTGATGTCGCCCACGAGGTCAGTCACGCCGCTCATGACATTCCCGCTAAGGCTGGTGTAGAAGCCGAACGCACTTCCAATGCTGATGATGCCGTAAGGTGCGAATCCCGTAGCGTCAGCGACCGTGATGGTGGTTGCGGTGGACGATGACACCGTGGTTGAATTGTCGGTCGCACCGGTGAAGGTGATGCCGTCGGAAGTGCATGCGTAGGTGGCGTTCTCGCCAGCCTCGCCGCGACGCATGGAGGTGATTTTGAGTTGACCGCCGCCGTAGTCAGCGTTCGCAGAAGCCATGAACTCGTGATGGACATTCGCTGTGGTTGTTCCATCAGTCTCGGTGATGTCTTCAAATTCAAACGATGGGCTGAATGCTGTTGCGGCTTTTCCTTTGCGCGCGTCTTTGTTGATGAGGTCAGCGAGTTGTTGAGCGGTGCTGATGTTGTCAAATTGCGCGCGGAACTTGGACGAGCCGCTACCAACCGTCAGCGTAGCCACGCCTCCACCGCCGGGACATAAGAACAATTTGTCCGTGTCAGCCGTCAGTTGCGTAAAGTCAGCCACCTTGAGACGGATTTCAGCGGCGGCAATCTCGCGGTAGTCTTGACCCTGCCAAATTTCAAGTCGCAACACCTGCTGGACATTGCGGAAGTAGAGCGGGACCGAACCGACATAGTCGGTGTAGTAACGGCGACGGTAGGGCTTGTAGGTGTCAAAGTTGAGGTATTCAGCCGTCTGCAACATAGGACGCCACGCGTTGTTTGTGAGGTTGTCAATTTTGTCCTGCGTGCGCAGAATGAGGGTTTCAACCTGCGCCTTCGTGACGCCCTTGCGTTTGCCGTTGGTGAACGATTGGAGGTTTTGCACCTGCGCGTTGTCAGTCGTGGTGTAGTCGCCTGTCAAAGCCCCTGTGAAAGAAAGACGAACATTGCCGGAAGCGCGAGCAATCCCTGTGATAGTTCGCTCTTCACCCATTTCGGTATCGCTGGTAATCTCAATTTTGTCACCTACTTCAAAGCCAACCAATCGGTAGTCTGCGGGGGAAATGTCAACATGCGTAGAGCCGTCTTCTGCGGCCAAGTAAACAGGGTCGGGGAATGGGATTTGCAGGATGTCGGCAACCTTCTGCGCGGAGGTGTAGTAAAGCCTGTCGGGGAAAAGAGGACGGCCTTCGCGCTCACCTGTTTGGAATACGGTCGGCATCAAATCACCTCTTCGGTCTTCGCGAGGTTGTATTCCATCGGCTTCTTGCAGGCACCGCACCGCTCAAGGTAGCAGAAGTGGAGCATGCCGCAGAAGCGGCAACGCGTGCCGGAACCGATGTTGACGATGTCACGGATGTTGCGCGTCTTCATGTTTTGACGCTTGATGACACCCTTCAACTTGTCGCGCTCATCGGTCTTGACCATTGACTCTTCGGCCTTACGCCAGCCTTGCTTCTCAAGGCGTTGCAGTTCGCTCAAGTCCATGTCGCTCACCTCACGAGGTGACGACTACGACATAGAGGTTGCCCTGCATGGTGTAAGAGGTGATACCCTCAACCGTCTTCCCGTTGGTGTAGTCGTCAAGGACCTTCTGCACGCCACCCGCCACAGACGCGCCTGTTTCACATCCCTCGTTGGGTGTAAACTCAAACACTTTCGTGTCGGACAAGGTGAATCACCTCATCGCTTGCCGAAGACCATCAAACGACCGCCGTTCGCGCCGGGGTCCGCAAAGCGGACTTTGGTTGCGGAAGTCGTGTCAATTGAGGCAGTCAAGGGTGCGCCACCTGCGCCGCCATTGTTGGAAACAGCCGTGACCATGAGGACTTCCGTTAGGAAATCGCCCAATTCGGCCTCTTGGTCCGAGTTCGCAATGGTGCCGGTAATCACAATCAAGTCGCCCAAAGTGTGGGGTCGGTTGTCGCTAACAAATGCCATGTTTCATCATTCTCCTGTTGGTTCTGCTTCTTCGCCATCGGTTAAAGACTCTTCGGGCGGGTTAAGGTGCGCGTCAATCGCCGCGAGCAACTTGGCCTTCGTGGAGAGCGAGGAATAACTGACCTCGTTTTCGTCCATCCAGCCCATGATGTCGCCCTTTTTCCATCCCATGTCGGGGATGCCGTCGTTGCCTTCGTCCACGGTTTCAGCCTCAAAGGTGTGTCCCGTGATGACAAACTCCGGTCCCTCAACAGCCGCGCGGTTCGTCTCAAGCCATTCAGCCGAGACTTCACGCGCTTGTCCCCAAGTCCACCATCCCAAGCGTCCACAATTCGCGCCAGCGCGTCGTGGTCCCTTGTAGGTAATCGTTGGCAGAAGAACCACCTCAAACCACAAGCAGTAGCAGTTCAGCACCGGTCGTGTCGTCGGATGTGCCGTCGCTGGACAGTTCAACATCAAAGGTCAAAACAAGCGCGCTGGTCTTGGTCACGCCAAGAGAAGCGGTCGCGTCAACCTGTGAGGTGTAAACACCAAGAATGGTGCTGATACCTGCACCACCAGCGTCCTGCGTTGGGTCGTTGGAGAGCGTCAGCGTGTTGCCTTCGGTAAGCGCGCTACTCATGGTGAGACCAATCAGTCGCGGGCTTTGAGACGAGTTCGTGCCGTCAGTCTGTCGTGGCTCAAACGGCGTGAGCGTGCCGGGATAAGTCCCTGCACCACCGGCGAACCAAGTGGTGTCGTCGTTGTTGCTCGCACCTGCTTGCAATTCAATGTCAAAGTTCACGGTAGTCGTAGCCGTTCCGCTACACACATATCGGATTCCTCGGTTATCTGTTGTCGTTGCCATGTTTCATCACCTCATTGTAGGTCGCGAATGCTCCCGCTTGCACCGAAGAACGAACACCAAAGTTCGCCCATCGTTCGGTAAAGCCCTTCTTGTCCAAGACGGTTAATCGCGAATGGGTCGCCCGTTTCAATACCGCTTTCGTAGTATTGGGTTGGGATTGCGGTTTGGAACCACAGGTAATCCGTATCCAAGTAGTAGATACGCGAAAGACTGCTCGCGCCTTCGTCGGGCATGTCCTTGGTTGGAATCATTGGAACACCGTTGTAGGTCGCGACGATGAACCCAGCCTCAAGACCGGGGACACCCTTCACACCGTTGAAGGTAGGAGTGACGCGCTTGCTGTCCATGAATCGCTGTTGCGATTGGAGCAATTGCTGAACGCGCATCAAAGTGTCGTAGCCCGTGAGAATGACCTTGGGGTTACCACCACGAGTCCAAAGTTGCTGGAACAGCCCGTCCATTTGGTTGAGGGACAGGTTGCGGTTGGAAGAAGCGACATCAACCTCCGCGCTGTGGAAAGCGGCAGAACCATCGCGAGTGATGGAGTAGATGTCGTGGTCCGTGGTCGCGCTTACATGGCTCGTTCCGGTCGTCATTTTGTCGGGGTCGGACACGAGTCGGTCAAGGGACTCAAAGTCGTTTCCGGCAGGAGTGTCAACATCCTCAAGGAGCATGCGGTTGATGTGTTCAGCGTGATGCTTACCCATTTCTTCCTTCAACACTTGGCGGACATCGCCCATGCCGTCGTCCTTGTCGGAAAGGAACATGCTCACTTCGGACAGGTCAAAAGTGTGCGCGACGGTCTTGGGCTTTGCGGCCACATGCAGGAATTCGGGTCGGCTGGTGTCGGGAAGAACGCCGTTCTCCGCGATGCCGCCGCCCTTCGTGAAGGAAGCGCGCTCCGTGAGGATACGCCATCCACTTCGCTCCCACGGCTTCTTTGGCAGAATGGAGAACGCGTTGAATTCTTGGTTCAACTGCGACCACACTTTGCGACCGTAGATTGCTTGGTAGGTTCCCGCGGTCGTGGACAACAAAGGCGCGTCAGCCTTCAAAATGTCGCTTGAGCCGTAGGTGTAGCCGGTTTGGGACGCGCCGCCGTAGTAGTAACGCTCCATGTCTTGAACAGTTCTCACATAATTTCGTGCCATCAGTATTCACCTCCGTTCAACGCTTTGTTGGCGAGTCGGTGGACATCGTCCCACGACATGTTGCCAATTTCTGCGGTGTCGGGAATGGTTACGCTTGCAGTCGCGGCGGACTTTGCAATCGTGGAGGAACCGGACGAGATGTTGTCAATCCGTTCGTTGAGGGCGAGAACAGCCTTCTGCAACTCAACCATTGGTTCGCGAGCGTCAAATTCGCTCTTGGCGAGTGCGTCAGCCTCAGCCTTCTGCTCCTTGAGGAATCGCTCGGTGAAGTGGTTGTTCAAGTCAGCCTTGAATTGTTGCTCTTGGGCCGCGGCTTTGTAAACCTCGTAAGCCGATTCAATTTCGGCTGGGGAAACATTGGCGGCGTTGAGGTAGTCGGACTTGATGACATTCTTGTTGCCGGTAGGCGCGGAGCCAAAGTTTGGCTGTGGTCGCTTGCCGGAATCGTCTTCGCCAGCACCTTCAAGGGAACCCTGTCCGCGCATGTCAAATGATGACTCACCCGGTCCGTAGCCCTTGTTGAAGTGGTCGCGAGCCGCGTTGGGGTCAAACCCTGCGCTCTTTGCAGTCTGCTCAAGCCACAACAGGTAGTCGCTCGTTATCATGTCGTCTCCTTTCACCATTTTCTCATCCTCTTTGTCCTTTTTGTCTTCGTCCATTGCGTAAGCCATGTCTTCTTCGTCTTCGTCGTCGTCGTCCATTTTGGGCTTTTTGTCCTTCTTTGCTTCCATCAACGGCTCTTTGCGGTTGCCGTCGCCGTCAATATCAGCAATGTCCATCATGCCTTTGTCTTTGTCTTCCTTGTCCTTTTCGTCGTCGTCCAACTTCTTAGACAGACGCTCAAGCACGCTTTGCAATTCGCTCATTGTGTTGGTCATATTCTCACCAGTATCCTCCTTAAGAATGCGAAATTGTGCTTCCGGGTTGATACCCTTCTCACAAATCGTAACCTCGTGGAGTTCCATGCGACGGAT